AACTGCACTCAGCAGAGCGATATACCCACTGACAACGTGTCACGCATTGGCGCTTGGGTGCGCGTACTCCAGCCAGGTCAAAAGCACTGGCCAGTTCAAACTCAACAACATCACGGGTCTCTGCTGACTTTCTGTCGACGAAGTAGATTTCGCGTGGCCACTCGGCGTAGGGGTCGGCTGTTGCGTTGGTTGGCTCCAGGAAGATGCGCGTGCTGTCTTCGTACAGCAGATAAAAGCCGTCCTCCAATAGAAAGACATCAGATGGCGCAAAGTTCTCCTCGTCCAAAAAGCGACGCAGCGTGCGAATCCGCGTAACCTTTGCGCCCTCTAAACCCTCTGGCAGCAGCGCCAAGATGGTTGTGATCGTGCCAAGCAGGTTGGCGGCGCGTAGTTTTGGCCTTGGCAGTTGACCGTTGCCGTTGTACTCAAAGCCTTCCGCTTGGATTGGCAGGGCTTGGTACGCCTGGCCGTTCCAGATGATGTCGGTAAGGACTTCGTTGAGACCTGCGTGGAAGTAGTAGGTCTGATCGAAACCATGCTGAGCCGCGTTCAGCTCAAGCTGGAACAACTCAATGATGGCTCCAGGGGCGATGCCTTGGAGCGCACTGGTAAGGCTGGCTTGGCTGTCGCTGGTGACGTAACCAGCATCCCAGTAGCCGGTTACAACGTAGGCCACTGATTAAAGAATGGCTCCTTTAATTAACGCAAAACGAATCACAATAGCTTCGCTAAGGCTGCCTGCTGTAACGTTGCGGACATCGATTGTGGCAGAGCCTGCTGCACATCGAGCGTTAAGGGTATAAGCGCCGAAGGTGCCGCCGCTGGAATGATTCAACACCAGTAGATCATTAGCGCCAATAGCTGAGTTTGTCATCACAAAACTGACGGTTGTTGACGCTGCAAGAGCTGCCGCGTTCATGGTGATTGTCCCGGTTAGTGGATTGGCTTGACCACTGGTAAATGGACCAACACCAGTACTCTTGCTGGTGTTCTGGACGACGCCGCCGCCTTGACCAGTGATGTAACCAGCCTTGTCGGTGTTCAGGTTGGTGAAGTTGGCGTCCAGCTCGGTGTGGGTCAGCGGACTACCCTTGCCGGCGCGGGTGACGATGGTGCTCATAAGAAGTCTCCTGTACTAGCAGTTTAAGGGTTGGAGCAATCAAGGCTCAAAAACTTGCCTGAAGGTGGCGGTAATTGTGTTGACATTGGCGTAGCGAAAATCACGCGACCAGCTTTCAACAACCCATTTGTATGCAGTCGGCTCATCCAATGGTGTCCAAGTGAAGCTGGCATTATCAGCAGCTCTGGCATCAAAGAATGCCTCGATGGCATCAGCATCAGTGCTGTCCTTGGCTGTCCAAGTCAAATCCCAAACGCGTGGATTTTGATTCAAGCCATAGGTCAACCGCTGTTCATAGCCATCGCCAAACTGCACTTTGCGCACAATTGGTTGGCTTTTTCGTGCCGCACCAAAATCAGGCGTTGTCCCGCCCGTGCTAGTGCCAACAGTTGCATCGTTGAACGTAGCCATTAGGCGAGCAAGCCTCCAGGACGCTTCTGTTTGATCAGTTCTTGTTGTACAGCAATGCCAATGACCTTGCCGAGTTGATTGGCTTGTGCGCCATCACCTTCAACGCTAGAACCACTTGCGTCAACGTTCACTCTGACATTGACACCACCACCACCATTCTTCATCGTCACGGGGATTGTGCGACCATCTGGCAGGGGCACGTAAGCCTCGGGGCGGCTGCCTTCACCAAACATGGCAAGCTGCGGGCTGGAAGCAATACCACCACCTGCATAACGGCGAAGTCTGAGCGGACCGCTGCCGGTCATGATGCCGCCCATGGCAAATTTGACACCGGCGTATTGCAAAGGATTTGCTAAGCCAGTTTGAGTTGATAATGACGAACCAATATTTCCAGCGGCAAAAGATGGATTTGTAAATGTTGAAGATGCGCCACTGCCAAAATAATTACCACCAATGCCAGGCAAAGATGGTGCAAAAAGATTTTGGAAGAAAGTCATTATTTGCAGTTTTAGGTAATCAGTAATCATTTGAATTACCATATTTTGGAACGACTTTGCAATATCACCGAACAATTGTGCCAATGTCTCGCGAGCAGATTGCGCTGAAAATACAAGACTTGAAAAAGCATTGCTAAAACTATTTGCCAAGCCATCCGCTAAAGCGGTAAGGCGAGGTTGAATATCAATAAATGAATCTTTTAACGATTCAATTTCTTCTTTCATTTTACCAAAAATAGTTATCGGCTCTGCACCTTGATCGCCATAGCCAGGAATATTTTCATTCATCCTTTGAACAAGCAAAGCGGCTTCACGTAATTGGTCGTTATCAAGTCTTCTTACTGCAGCAACAGCTTGCTCGCGCTCGAGTCTTATGGCATCAAGCCTGATTTGAGCACTTGTAAGATCCAAGCCCTTAGCCTTGCCATCAAGTATTTTATTTTCAAGTGCTGTTTCTTCGTTTATCAATACATCGCGGGTGATTTCAAGAGCGCGACGTTTTTGCATAATTTGCAAACGATCCGCTTCCCCGATATTCCCCTTTTTCAAGGCTTGTGTAATTTTTTCCTCATACACAAGAACATCATTTAACAAGGCTCGACGTGTTTGATTATTAAATTGTTGCCCAAGAATTGCAATGGAACGAGAAAAATCTGATTGCAATTTATTTAAGATTGACTTGCCATCAGCGCCACCTTCAGGCGTGATTCCGGGAAGCTTTGACGGTGGTTCTGGTGTTGGTGCAGCTGGACCAAGTTTGTTGGCTTCAATAATTCGCATTGAGCCGGCACGTAAAGTGCGAGCCAATTGAAGCTGCTGCTTTTCTTCTTTGCTTAATCCACCAATTCGCACCAATTGCTCTGCTTCAAGGCGTTGAATAATTGGAGTTTGAAGTTGTACATTTTTTATTGCATTATCAAGTAATTTTCCTCCTAATTTCTCCTCCATAAATTTGCCAAATTTTTCCAATTCCTTTGCTACCTGTAAAAGCGACTTAATTGCTTCGGCTGCAAAATTCTGGAATGATGCACCCATGTCCTTAAGGGTTGGACCGATAGCTTGTTTCAAATCTGATAAAACAACTTTCAGGCGATCACCTGCAGCATCTGGACCATCTGCAAGGATTTTTGCACTTTCACCATATTCATCAAGTAATTTTTCGCTGAATTTTTGAAAATCTTGCAAGCTAATTTGACCTTTTTCAAGAGCTTTATCTAACTCTTGAGGAGTCATCCCGATAGATTTTGCAAACAAACTAAAAGCACCAGGCAAACGCTCGCCAATTTGCTGGCGTAATTCTTCAGCGGAAACTTTTCCCTTGCTGAAAACCTGTGAGGTTGCAGTCAAAGCGGAATCAAGCTGCTCAAGCGAACCACCCGTGCCCCGAATACCGGAAGCAACGCCTAGGAATGCTTTTTCCGCATCACGAACATTGCCGCCAGCACCTTTAACAGATGCTGTTAGTTGAGTAAATTGCCTAGTAATAATTTCCTGTGGAATTGCTAAATCACGACTTGTGCGATCAATAAATGACAATGCTCGTTGATATTCGCCAGCATCTTTTGTGACCAATTGCAGGGCTTGACGTTGACGGCTTAGGTCGGCAGCGTATGTCGCAACGCCACCGAGCATTTGGCGGAACATTCCGGCTTGAGCGCCAATCGCACCACCAGTAATTGAGCCAGGTACGCCACCAACAATTGCTCCAATGCCAGCGCCAAGACCGCCTTCAAAGCCACCAAATACGCTTGCACCAGCAATTGTGCCCGCAATCTGAGCTCCTTTTGCAAGACGCCCACGACCACTAGGCTGCACTTTTTGTAATTCTGCCTCTAGTTTTTTTGCTTCTGCAGTTGCCTGCTTGAATTCTGCGCTGCCAATCTTGACGCTATTTGCAATCTCTCGCCAAGTATTCGCGTATCCACGGAGGTTATTGATGCTGTTTACAGAGGTCTGCTGAATTTGCTTCAGCTCTGTTGATAACTCTTTGAAATTGACGTTGGTAGCAGATGTTTGCTGCGCAAGACTTTTTAAATTGCCTTGAAGGCGCGTAAGCTGCTGGTCACCCTGCTGCTTGATCCTGATTAGCAGTTCAGTGACTTGGCTCATTTGCGGCTCGCATTCAAAACGGCAAGGGCAGCCATTTCCATCACCTGCACGCCTTCAAACATGGCGACAGGATCCTTGACTGAATACAGCTTACAGAGCCATTCAAGACTCGGGTAGTTCAACCCGGTCAAGCCCGCCATACT